TTAGTCTAGTAAAGTGGATTCTTCAGTGCTAATGCTCTCTCCTGTAATTGAATCGCCAATGTTTTTTAACACCGCTTCTTGGAGATTCGGAAGAACATGTGAATAGGTATCCAGAGTTACATTGATAGACGAATGTCCAAGTCGCTCTTGAACAATCTTTGGATGAATACCAGCTTTGAGAAGTAGCGTTGCATGAGTGTGTCGCAGATCGTGGAAACGAATTCGGGGGAAATCGGGATGTTCCTTTACAATTCTGTCCAAAATACGATAGTAATGTCTCATTAGATTGCGGGGGCCAAGAGGCGTTCCCACACTCGTTTGAATTACTAAGCCTGAATCATTGTATAGCTTATTTCTGGCTTGCTCATATTCTTGCTTTCTAAAGTGATTTTCCAAAAAATTAACGGTATTAGCAAACAGTGCGATGGAGCGAACGCTGCTATCATTTTTAGTATCGTCAAGGTCATGTCCTATTTCAGAAATGGTATAAGCTTGTCGAACCGAAGCAGTTTTCCTCTGCAAATCTACCTCTGTTCGGGGGAGGGCGAGTATCTCACTTTGACGCATGCCAGTAGAGGCAGCGAGCTCGAAGGCCATGAAGTATTGATCTTCAGATGCGGCGTCAAGGAATGTTTTTAATTGATGCTCATTCCAAACCTCAAATTTTTTCTTTTTTCCTTGGGGCAAGTCCACATACGAGGCAACATTCTGTGTGATAACCCCCCAGGCTACTGCCCGGTTTAAAGCATCTAAAATTAAGACGTGAGCCTTCTTGATAGAACTTACAGATAACTTGGGTAAAAGTATTTCATGATATAAATTATGGAGATGCTGTGGTTTTAATTTTGTCATTGGAACTTGACCTAGATTCGGGACAATGTGTGTGTTTACAAGCCACTCATAAGACTTCCAAGTACCATGTTTAACCGAGGTTTTTTTGTCTTTGAGCCAGGTCTCCATAATTTCACCAAAAGTTTTCTTGGTCGGTTCTACAAAGGTCCCCTTATTAAAAGCACTGAGAATGTCTGGCATTGCACGTTCAGCATCTCTTTTCTTATCAAAGCCCCCATTTGGGCCAGTAAGCCACTTTCTGCGACGCTTTCCCGTTACTTCATCTTTCATATCCACGACGATGTAGTATTTCTTCCCTTTCTGGGCTATATGTCCTCTCATGATGAACCTCCTAATTGGAATTGAGAATGTATGTTCTATTTGTGTTTTAAAAGAAAAGCCCGCAAAGGGCTTTAGGCTTATATGAGTGGCTCAAATGTTATTGTATCTAAAATCCAAGCGCTTGGAAATTTATTCTGTTATTCTCTCTCTTTTAAGTCATCAGGCAACCCTGTTTTTCCAAATAGCATAGTTACATACATCTTATACTGTCTAGAAAAATCTTTGGCATACATCAGTTGCTGGTTCACTGTATCTATGTGTGTTTCATCCGACTCTTTAACATACTTTGAGAGATATCCATATGCTAAAGATCGGGAAGTGTAGTATCCATTTAAACTTTTCAAGATATTTTCCAAGTCGTCCTTTAGATCACTATGTAACCTGTCAGGAATTTTTATCGAATTAATGTTTGTTTTGGTTTCTTTATATTTATCGTTGACTTGTTGAATTTCTTTATAAATGGCAGAATCATCAATTTCATCAGCCTTTATCATGTCAAAAACCTCAGCGCCACGCCGCTCATAAGGGTCCATTTCTTTCTGATATTTATAAATGACGCTTTCAATTTGAAGGGCAGTTTTTTTATCAGTATCACTGTATGAAGGCGTGCTCTTACCATCATCAGTGCTTACTTTAGAAGATACATCATCTTGTGCTTGAGGTAAGTCCCCCTTAGATACTGGTTTAGACTCATCGCTAGGTGTAACTATAAAGAGTATTACTAAACTCAAAAGAGAGATTAAAAAACTCCACCTAGCTTTTTTAGTACGTCTGACTAGAGAAATTATTCCCCAAAGGAGAAAAAGAACAAAGGAAGCTGAACTGACTGCAATTAATAATGAATAGAACATCTTTCTTTACATCCTTTTATGACCCCATCGGCTGGGAATTTGCTCATTTTATCTTGTTAAATTTATTATCGAATTATGAATTTAATTTTGTAATACTTTGTAGGTTTTTACATGCTGTTCTATCATGAAGTAAAAACAACAGGAGTAGCCAGCATGATAGTAACGTGTGTGAAAATTCACGATAGAGATGGCACGAACGCGGATTTTGTCGAAATTTCGCTATACGATGTGAATTATATTGATTTGTGGCAGCCAACAAAGAGTAAGGAATTATGTCCTGCCTATCATACCTCAACAGGTTCATACATAGGCTTAAGAACGTTAAAGGACGTTTCAAAGGCGTATGCCAAGTATGGTTTCAAGTCGTATGATCGCTCAACAGTTGTAAACGAGAACCTGATTAGACGTACTGAAACGGATGCTCATGGTAGCAAAGTAATCTTTGATGATGGGAGTTTTGTACGAATAAGAACAAAACTATAGGCTTGTCAATCCCCCTTAAACATGGTTTAACCCTCCCAGAAATTGGCCTGGTCACACTAAAATTCGACAGACTCCGACCAATTGATCATGCTACAGTTAGTTTTGTAATGCAATGTACAACATAATCTCCATCAATTCGACAATATATGTTTCGTTTCACGTTCCTGTAAGAGGAGCGTACAAATGTAGATATATATGAACCTGCACGGTAAGGTCGGCACGAATAGTTCGCTATAACGCGAACTATTGCCCGGTCGAGAGTGACGTAGGGTCACTCAGAGCTGCTGAATTCGATTCGCTCATAAAGATCGTCAATGTGACAGCCAATAGCCGCTGCAATGTTCATGGCAGTTGTCAGGGACATCAGCCGCCTATTATTGGCGTACTCGGAGATTTGAGACTTGGTAATCCCAGTCACTTCGCTCAACCACTGTTGATCTTTTCGTATTTCGCGCAATCTTTGCTTCAGCAGGCAACGACCAGGTTTTATGGTCATGATCTTGCCTCGCAGAGTTATTTGGTTAGATGGTTGTCATTATCTAATCGATTAGTTAGTTAAAAAAAGGACAAAAAAATTAGATACGGAAGTGGCATCTATGAACGAAATCAAACTAATGAAATTGAAGGAAAAACTAAATTTTAAAGAAGAAGATTTGGCTGTTCTGTTGCCAAAAATAGAATCAATCTTCATCGGAGAAGATGATTTTAGCCGCTCGCTTGAGCTTTTTCTGGACTTCAGGGTCAGTAAGGTCAAGTCCTAAATCATTCTCTAGTTCATAGAAAAAATTCATCTTTTTCTGTAGATCGGCTTGCTCATTATCAGGTGATGAAATTGGTTCATAATTAATTTCAATGGTCCCATTATCATTGATTTCAAAAACAGCGTTGTTAGATTCGAATGATTTAATATTGGGGAAATATTCAAACATCAAATGACTAATAATCGAAGTGGCTTTTTCGGGATGATTGGGCAACATCGTGATATCCAAATCCAGATCCAGATCATATTTAGGCTCAATTTTAGATATAAAAGCTTTTACGTTTTCATAACACTGCAGGTTAAACTGGGTTGTTTTTCGGAAATCGAGCAATAAATTAGCAATCATTGTAATTAGCAAGGAAAGATCAGAATACTCTTTCAATTTAGTGAATTCTTTGTCACCTTCAATTGAAATAAAGTCGCCGTACTGTTTCTTTGTCTTTAATACTTCAAATGCTAGGGCATCCAAATAGAAAAGTTTTTTCAGTTCCTTTTTCAGTTCTTCAGGAGCCTTTTCATAGTATGCAGCTTGTATTAATGTCTCTTCGTTTCCCTTGGTTACTTTAGCCAATACTCTTGTCACCTCTTCAGAAGCAGGTGGCTTATTTCCGTTTTTCAACTTGCTGATATATGACTTTGTTATATTGACTCCTAAGTGTTTGGCTCGTAATACAATTTCCCCAAGGCTAAGGCCGCTATCTTCAATATATTTAGAAAGCAACTCGTGATACCTCATTTATTCAACTCCTATCTGAATTCAATCATAGTTTATCGTTGACTAAAAATTCAACGAGCATGAGAACTATATTCAAAATACCGTTGACTTTTTAGTGACTGTTAGTTTACTATATAGTCAATGTTTGAGTTGACCAAAAAGTGATTGGATCACTTTTTGGTAAATGGAGGTGATTTTAGTGTTTTACAAAGATCTTTTGAAAAGAGGAATGCAAGAAAAAGGGCTCAGCTTACGTCAAACTACGGATTTAATAGAAAAAACATTTAACCTACAGATAGACGCTTCTTATTTGTCAAAACTTCGTTCAGGAGATAAGCCACCTGCCAGCGATAAAGTGAATGATGCTCTTGCAGTTGTCTTGGGGATTGAACCTGTCGAATTAAAAGTAGCGGCTTATAGTGAAAAAATTCCTCCAGAAGTTTTGGAGCATCTGAATAGAACGAAAGAGGTGGGTTAATTGAACCGAGCCACTGGTGAGATCATCACGGTTCCTGAAATGGCAAGACGGATGAAAATTCGAAAGCAGGCGGCTTATGACATGGTCGAAGAGCCGGGCTTTCCTATATATAACATTGGCGGTGCTCGCGGCAAACGAGTCCTCTGGCCGGAACCTTTGGAATGGCTAAGAGAGAACAAATCAGGGGCTATATGAATAGAGGAAACCCGCCAGGCTGTACCGGCACCAGCGGGTTGAGGGGATATGGGGGAAGATCTTTCAACTTAATACTACATCAGCCCTCTGTCCGCATTAAATATCAAAATCGGACAAAGGAGAGGAAAAAAACATGTCAATTGGACAGTTTGGTCCCAATCTTCAGGAGGTTTTGAAACGACGGGGGGAAACGCGTAACGCAGCCGGACAAGTTACCCACGTGGATGCTTCATTAATTGGAAAGATCATCAAAGGCTCCCGCAAACCATCGAAAGAGCTCATGCAACAAGCGACGGAGCATTATGATGACGGCCAGCTTTACATTGCAGCAGCCGGGGAAGTAACAGGCGGTGCCTTTGCTCCCTGGTTAGACAATGTAGACCTACATAGGGCAAGTGTACTGTTCAAGACGGTAGAGGAAATGCGGGAGGTTCTCGTTTTATCTGCTGAGGTTCCAATTAGTAAAACTGCTGACCAGCTCACAGAATCCGAACGCCAAAATATGAAGCGTCTGCTAATGGAGACGGTTGAAGCTATTACGGCCCTTACCCACTTTGCGGCGGTGCTATGTAAGGAATATTCCTTTAGTTGGCTTACGACATGGAAAGAACATCGCGCTGACTTGAAGGCTAAAAAATATATGAAATGAGGTTTGTATATGAACAGAAGTTTGTTGGTTGCTGAAGCTGTTCAGGCTGGCAAGAACTCGAAACATAACTTGCGCCTAATTCAAAGTAATCCGGATGTAATGATTCCTGGAAAGCTGGGTAACGCAGTGGAATATTTAAATCGCATGATTCGGTTCGCGGAGGCAGAAAAGAAAAATGCCCGCCTGGCAGGGCGGACACTCGGTAAGAGATCTCGTGTAAAGTCTCTTGTGCTGCTTATTTTAGCGCGGATGGAAGCAGAAAGCAAGGGTGAGCGCGTATGACGCAGCAAATGGCAGAAAAAATCATTCGGAATTACGCTACATCCGCCCGAGCGCTGCGCGAAAATACAGCCGCGCTAACTGCTTCTCTTTCTTCGGGATTGCCCGAACCGGAGCAACTGAACCGGATATGGGCCGAACGCGATGCGGCTTATATGCAATGGTCCAATGCAGCGGCAAGCCTTAGGGAGCTACCTTCGGAATATTCTGCACGATTGCTATGTGAGATTGAGCAGTTGCCAGCAATTTAGGACTAGCTGGCAACGGGCAGGCCATGTCGGCCTTGTCTTCGGCCACCGGACGGTAACATAACCTTACTCCCGTTCGAGGGCCGAAGATGCGGCTGACGCATCACAAAGCAGCGGCACGATGGTACGTGTACACGCGATGGTGAGAATATCAGGCGGAAACGACGGAGCGCGCCTGACTGCTGGTTCGAATCCAGTCTGCTTGAAATTACATAAGGAAGGAGGAAATTTTGTGCAAGTTATTCAACGTTTGACCGTTGTCTCTAATCCAACAAGGATTTTTGAAGTTGGAACGGAGCTAAACGGCTGCGAAGTCATTGAGATTAAGCAAGTTGGTACGGAGTATGAAAATAGTGTCCATTCTGAATTCCATGTTTTAGATGAAGATGATGAGCTTATCGTCAGCATCGAAAATGCACCTGTGATCGTCGAGTATCGGCAGATCGTGGAACATGATGAAAATGAAAAATGACCCGTTGCACCGGGTCACCTTGTTCTTTTGATAACTAAATATGTGAATACGGTCATCTTATCATGGGTGGCCGTTCCTAACAAGAGGGAGCGATAGGTATATGGCTATGAATGTAGCTGCTATAACAAAAGGCATTGAGCGTAATGAATGGTTGAAATTGCGTAAACGCGGCATTGGTGGTTCTGATGCTTCTGCTGTCGCAGGGCTGAACCGATACAAGTCACCCGTTGGTGTCTTTTTAGAAAAAACGGATCAGATTGTACCAGACGAACCAGGCGAAGCAGCTTACTGGGGCAACCAGTTAGAGGATTTAGTCGCTCGTGAGTTTATGAACCAAACCGGATTACGTGTGCAACGCAGCAATAAGATGTATCAGCATCCTACACATAAATTTATGTTGGGTAACGTGGACCGCCTGATTTTAGACAAGGGTGGTCGAGGACTTGGCATCCTGGAATGTAAAACGGCCAGCGCTTATAAGCTGAGCGAATGGGCTGACAATCAGGTTCCTGATGAGTACGCAATTCAGCTCCAACATTACATGGCTGTGCTTGGTGTGGATTATGGTTACTTCGCTGTTTTAATTGGTGGCCAGAAATTCCAATACAAGCTGGTCGAACGAAGCGAGGGCATTATTGATTCTCTCATACAGATCGAGGAAGAGTTTTGGAACAAGCATGTAATTCCACGGGTTCCACCAATGGTAGACGGTAGCGCTGCTTCGACTGAGCTACTGAATCGCTTGTATCCTTCTTCTCGGCCAGCGACAGAAATTACGCTGGAGAAAGACCAGGCATTGCTGGTGGACAAGCTCATTGCTGCCAAAGAAGACGCGAAGGTGGCTGAAGAACAGGTCAAACGATTGGAAAATGAGCTGAAGGCAGCTATCGGTGAAAATGAGGTTGCCACGTATAACGGGGAACCATTGGTAACTTGGAAGTCCAGTCAAACAACGCGCCTGGACACTAAGCGCTTGAAGCAGGAGCAGCCGCACATCTTTGAAAAATACGCAAACACCACGTCCTCAAGACGTTTTTTGGTGAAGTAAGGAGGCTATTATGGCAGGACAACGCAGTAGCGGATCAACCCTTGAGAAAAAGCTTCAAAATAAGGCGGCTGGAGCAAAAAACGATGCGCCTACACCTTCTCAGACCATCGCCGCTTATATGGACAAAATGAAGTATCAGATTGCGGAGGCTATGCCAAAGCATATGAGCATTGATCGGCTCAGCCGTATTGCCCTGACGACGATTCGTACGAATCCGAAGCTATTGGAATGCTCTATGCCGTCACTCATGGGGGCGGTCATGCAAGCGGCACAGCTCGGACTTGAACCTGGTCTGATCGGACATTGCTACATCATCCCATACGGTACAGAAGCCACATTCATCATCGGCTACAAGGGCATGATTGATCTGGCACGACGGTCTGGAAACATTAAGTCTATTGCCGCTCACGAAGTCTATGAAAATGATTTCATTGAGCTGACATATGGGCTGGAGGAAAAATTGCAGCACGTTCCTTGGTTTTTGCGCAAAGATGAACAACCGAAGGAGTCGGGCAAAATCATCGGAGCTTATATGGTTGCCAAGTTTAATGACGGCGGTCATTTTATCCATTACATGCCGATCAGCGAGATTGAGGAGCATAGGAAACGTTCCAAGGCATCCAGTAAAGGGCCTTGGGTGACTGACTATACCGAAATGTGCAAGAAGACAGTTGTACGTTCCGGGTGGAAGTGGCTACCCATCAGCGTGGAAATTGCTTCTGCGGTTACTCAGGATGAGACGGTGCGTAAAGATATCACTCCAAACGATGAACCTTTTGTCTTTGATATGCCAGCCGAACCTAAAGACGGTGAAAATCAGACAGGTGACGCAGTTCAGCCAAATAACACTGATTCACAGCAGCCTGCTGATGGATCAGGTCAGGACGAACTGGAATTTGAATGAGTTCTATAGATGAGATTACCGGCAAGCCGCTGTTACGCAGCATGATCGGTGAACACATTTGGCGGATTAAAGAGTCCGACCCTGTAGCCTTTAAGCGCGAGGTACGAGAATACTTCGCGCGGGGCTATCCAGGTTGGACAGTGGTTCGAGCTAAGTACCCTTATATATTTCTGCGGGATGATAGGGAGCAGAACTTCTGAATGATTCTGGGCAGCATGGAGAAGCGAACGTTATTTATATAAATCGCAAGAGATTAGGTGGTGAAGCCGGTGGACTCCAATGTAAATCCTCAGCCTACGGACGCACATATACGCATATCACATGAAATACATCGAGAGCTGATCCGGCGGAAGTTTACTCAGCGGCAGCGGGATATTATTGATTTTGTCCTCACGCTGAGCTGGGGATGCGGGAAGCCATCGGCCAAAATCCCTATGCTTAAACATTTTGAGCTATGTGGTGTCCGTAAGGAACATATCAAAAAGGAACTAAAAAAGCTGGTTGAAAATCATGTGCTGTTTTGGGACGAGCATATGAATGTATTCCAGATCAACAAGCATTATGATATGTGGGCTATAGATGTGGTGGAGCGATATGATCCTAAAATTATGAACGATTTAATCAAAATTAACATTGAAACGCATACCCCAAATCTCGGCAAACCAGTTACTAAAAAAGTAACTGAGTTACCTAAAAAGCAACCGATCCGAGTTACTAAAAAGGTAACTCAGTTACACAAAAGGCAACTGTTCAGTTACCAAAAAGGTAACTCGCCAGTTACTAAAAAGGTAACTGTGAATCGTGATTTTTCCTGTCATACCAAGGGATTTCGGCTCTCTAAAACAATCTTTAAAGCAATTATTAAAAAAAACACTACTACATCTTTAGATACTGTACAGGAATTAGATACAGAGCAAAGGGGTGGGGGAGGAGGCCTTCCTTCGGATCATTCCTTTGGTTATATCTATCGTGCCTATGAAAACAATTTTTCAGATACCGGGAAAGTGACCCCTTTTGAAACCGAAGACCTGGGGGCCTTGTTCGATGATTATGGCGGAGAATGGCTGTTGAAAGCCATGCGAGAAGCCGTTCGGCAGAAGAAAAAGAGTTTGGCTTATGTTCGGGGTACGCTGGAAGGATACCGTAAACGTGGTGGACCGGAAACGGAACGCCGAATGGATCGGGCTTCACCGACGGAAGCAGAAATTCAAGAAGACGACCCAATTACGATTTTGATGAGAAAGGCAGATGAGCAACGACTTGCTGAATACGGAGTTACTTGAGGCTGAAATATTAGGTTCCTTTTTTCGAGATCCTTCCCTTGTGAGCGAAGTCGCCGTAACACTAGAGCCAAGCTTATTTACACAACCTTGGCATCGCAATCTGCTGAAAATGATACTAGAACTACATCGGACTGAACAGGAACTATCCATGACTATGTTGGTGACGGTATTCGAAAAGCATCTTGAAAAGGTGGGTGGAGTTTCCTACCTGTCTAAATTGGCCAGCTCTGCTGTTGCAGTTTCAATGCTGGAGCAGAATATCAGGCAGCTCATCGAAACCGATGCTCGTCGTAAAGCATTGGATTTAGTCGGTGAATACCGCAATAAATTTTTGGATTTGTCATCAGGTGGGTTCGAGGAACTGCTGGATGAATTCGAGCAACGCTCACTGGATATCCGACCTAAAGCTTTACGTGAAGATACGACAGTTGACGATCTCATTCACTGGTATGAGGACTTAGTTCTAAAAACACAGGACCCTACCCGAGCGCTTGGCATTATGACTGGGTGGTCTGCGCTGGATAGGCTGACGCTGGGATTTCAACGGACGAACCTAATCGTCATTGGAGCTCGGACCAGTATGGGTAAATCTGCCGTAGCAAATGAAATCAAGATGCGGGCTACCCAGCGAGGACACAAGGTGGCGGACTTTAGCCTGGAAATGTCCAAGGCGCAGATTTATAACCGGATGATGGCTAATCTGTGTAGCATTCCTCTGCAAGCGATACGTTCAGGCCATCTTAAGCCGGAGCAGATTGAGCGCATTTCTACGCAGATGGAGTTTTTACGAAAAATTCATATCGACGATAATCGTGGCGTGACTGCGGAATACATTTGTTCCGAAATGCGCCGATTGAAACGGCAAGAAGGACTTGATTTGGTCATTGTAGATTACTTGCAAGAAGTGGTCGAGCCTGCTGAACGCAACGACAACAGCGGTTCTGGCTTGCATCGGGTATGTCAGAAGCTACGGAAAGCTGCAAAGGATTGCGATTGTGCACTAATCGGCTTATCTCAGGTCAAGCAGGATGTGGAAAGCCGACAGAACAAGAGGCCGTTTGTTTCGGACTTGTCAGGTAGCGCGGCAATCAGCGCAGTTGCTGACGATATCATGCTGCTGTACAGGGACGAATACTACAACCCTGACACACCGGACCCAGGTATTTTGGAAATCAACCTCGCAAAACAACGTAATGGTCCTACTGGAGTAGTGAAACTCAAATTTGAGAAAGACACACAACAAATCGCGTAGGGGAGGAACGGACATGAAACAGGGGAAACGACTTACCAAGAAGCAAAAGATTGGATTGTTAAAGGCCAGACCAAGCGTGACACTGGACAACTGGCTCTCTGAACGAGAAACGGCAGATGGGGTCGTGCTGCTAAACAAATTCTCGGGGAAACGGTGGCTGCTAAATAAGCACTATGGGGCATTGCAGCCATACAAGGTACGAGCCTGATGCAGCCGTCATGCTGGACGCGGTGGAGCGTCTATGAATACATGAAGCACCGTTTTGTCCGTACTGGACGAGTTCCTGATGAAGCTGAGCTGGTGGCGGAGCTGCCCAACATCGACCGGAGCGAGCTGTCTGAGGGGATGGCTGAATTTCGCCTGATTCTTGGTGACTGGCCCATCGCTGGAGGTGACAGGTCATGCAGAGCCAGATAAAGGACCCGATATATCAAACTCAGTTAAAGCAAACTGTACGAGACCGAGGTGGCAGGGTGATAGGCGAGGTATTTGTCCTTGAGCACAGTATGTTGCTGGTCAAGCAGTCACGTAAGCGTAAAAAGAGGGGGAAGCAGCTTTGAAGATTATGGGGATTGACCATGGCACGAATTTTGCTGGTTGGGCCACAATGCGAAATGGTAAGCCGATAGACTTTGGATTAAGGGACTATTCATCAATTACAATGCCTGGGGTTTTGGACGCCATCTATCAGGACACGTTCCGACTGATCGAGCAAGAAGAACCGGAAATGATTGTACTGGAGCGTCCAGTTCACTTTAAAAATGCCAACAGTGTACTAGCACTTGTTGGGGCGTATACTTCTGTTTCCTTGGCTGCCCTGCATTTGGACAAGCCGATTGTGGGCATCCGTCCTTCGGAGCTCAAAATTCAGACTGGTAAAGGGAATGCGGATAAAGAGACAGTCGCCATGGAAATGCAGATGTTGTTCGACCTCGACTATGACGAGATCGCCATTCCTGTCCTGTACAAGAAAAACGATCCACGGGGCAAGTACAAAATCGGGGACATAAGGGAACGTCTTTTTGATCCTTCAGACGCTATCGCACTTTGCTGGGCCTATCATCAAAATTTCATTAAGGGAGTGGCTTAAAGATGAGCTATATAAATTTCAAAGGTACGGTTAAAAAGATCAATCTCAAGTCATCGGAAGAAACGGAAATTACAATCAGTATCCCAGCTTCTGAACTGGACGGCCAATACAATACGCTTCAAAGCATGCTGGAGCTTAAAGTTATCGGAGGTTTGGATTCACAGATTGTCACGTACAAAGTTTTGAAGAATGCTAGAACGGGCAAACCAATCACGAAATACACCGTGGATGATGGTGGTGTGGTATCTGTAGCGAAGCCGGAAGGAGAGCAGCTCTCAATGGATCTTGGGCTTCCTCCTGAGAAAGTGGAGGTTAAAGCCGATCCAGAGCAAATTGACCTTGAAGTTATCCAAGACTTTATACTTAGCGGCTTGGCGCCGCGCTTTGACGACATGCAGTATGACTTTTTGGAAATTACAGAGCGCTTGGCCGGTGGGGACACCTATCTGAAAATAGCTGCTGATATTGGTATGGGTGTGGGCGTGTTTGTGGTTATGGTGGATGAATACCGGAAGCGGGTCGCGCCAATGGCTGCCAAGTGGGATGAATGGCGCAAAGGCCAAGTCAATACGGTACCGCCGAAAGATGGGGAGAGAGTAAACAGTCAGCAAGAAGAACAACAAAATGACGATCAGCCGGAAGAGCAAGAAGGTGCTAATACTGATTCGTCCGAGCAGGCTGGAGAAAATGAATCTAAGGACGACAACAAGCCAGAGGATGATCAAAATCCTGCTACTGACACAGATTCTGAACCGGTAGTCGATAAAGAGGAACTGGAGGAATACATTCTAAAAGTTCGCCCTAACTTCGACGATATCCCTGTTGATTTCCCTACATTGCTTCAACAGCGTCGCGAAGAAGGCAAGACATGGATGCAGATTGCTAAAAGCATCGGCTTGACCAGTGGCCAGATCACTACCAAATGGACGGCTTATAAGAAGATGGTTGCCAAACAAATGAAAAACGGAGGAGCGGCGTAAGCCGTTCCTTTAATAAAGCAGCGTGGCCCCTACCCTCATGGGCTACGGCGGCCACGGGCATCATTTATTCGGAACATACGATCTTTTCATCCCGAGAGGATAGATAATCATAATTTTTGCTATTCTTCTCTCATTCTCAGATCAACCCAATGCTTGCAATGAGGGCATGGTGTAGTAGCTATGTACTTTTTCTTCTTTTCTGGTACAAGCATACTTACTAACTGTGCAACAATCCCTGGTAGTGAGAGTATGCCCAATACAATAGCTAACGAATTTATCAAAGATGTGTTAACGATTGCGTTTCTGTCAAGAAGAGTTGTAAAAAGCATTATTGCTAACAAACACACAAGTGCAACAATCGCAAAAATGACTAGCAGTGAAAGTGCAATCTTTATTCCTTGCCATATTTTGTTGGTATTCAATTTATTCACCTCACTTCTAATAACGGCAGATTTAGAAGAATGGTTCATACTTTTTAAGAAGAATTTTTGAAATTCAGAGGACTTTGCTACTAAGGAGGTGTGAACCTTGGCAAACATTAACGCAGCGATAGAGCGGCTCATGGATATGCGTTTGGAGCTGGATGATACGATGCGACTGCTCGGTTTTGACCCGGAAGCATCGAACCGTCAGCAAGCAGGGACGAACGAGCGTGTGTTGCTTCATTTACAGGATATATACGATGTGTTGGATGCTCCGAGACCAAATGGGGACTACGCGAAGCAATTGGTGCAAGAAACGATGAAAATTGCAAAGGAAGAGATGTGATGCTGTTCTTCTTCCACAAGAAGACAAACAACCCCCGCATTCCTTGGCCAGGCTCGCGGGGGCACTAATAGTAAATCATTCCTCCTGACATTATATCATATGACAAAGGGGAATGAGGGGAATGGCAATGGTGTGGGAGCAAGGGGAGCTCTTCGCAAAAGCAACTAAACAGGAGATCCAGCGGACAAAGTTCCTGCTCGGTAAATACACAGAAATGGTCGCTCTTATGCGGGAGTTTGAAGAGTATGAGAAGGAACTGCAACAGATAGGCATTGACGGCGAAGTAGCTCGCCGCATTGATCAGACTGACCTTCATACTGATAAGACAGCAAATGCAACGATCCTAATTGAAAAGCAGCGTTGGGTCTACAGCAGGTATAACTTTTATACGAGGCAGCTTCGTCGGGCGCACGGTCTAATTAAGGATGATGACGCTCGTAAAGCGATAGAATACCGATATATTCAGGGCTATACCTATAAAGAGACACTGCTTTTCTTCCGTCGCAGTCTCAGTGATAGCACTATCCGACGTAAACTTGGTGAGGGTACTGAGAGTATGGCAAACACCTTAAAACTCATGGGTTATTTTGAACAGGATGATACGGAATTTTGATTAAATAGTAAATTTTCATAGAAAAAAAGAAGCAGTAGCTGTTTAATCCGCTACTTCTTTTTTTTCTTATACCAGAATAATTAATCTTCATAATCAGATGATCTATCAGCATGATTTCTCTTTTGAAGTATTAACTTTTTAAAATCAGTTACGTTTCCAACGGTGTTGTCTTGTTTATACCAAAGAAAATCATTCTGTTTAGAAAAAACAAATCGGTCAGAGTGCAAACCAGTGTAACTATTTAAAATAGCTAAATTTTCTTTCGATGAGACGTTGTAAAAAGGCGGCATTTCTTCAAAGCGACCTAATAAGGTAATCCGACTACTTAAAGGAACGCTAACTTCTGTGTTTAAAAGGCCGTGACCGGGTGAAGACCAGATTCCTCGGTCTTTTTGTATAGTCCAATGGAGGCTAACTGGATTATCTGAACAGATGAAATCACCGACCTCTGGCGAGGAATAGGCTACAGTCCAATTTCTTGCACCAAGAGGATGAAGGATAGCATCTACTGCATCAAGTAAAAGTTTGACACGTGTATTGTTGTCAAAAGAAATATTATATTTATTTCCGGAAACAAATTCTTTTAGTTCTTCATACGATACGTTTTCATTGACTTCTTCCCCCGCATTTTTCATGCTTTGTTTGATGCTCTCATAATGCTCGGGTGATGCGACAATCATTTGTGCATAAAGATGAGATATCTCTTCTAGCGGCATGATGGAGTGATTCATCCTCGCTGGCGTTCTTTGGGATAACAATGCTATGTAATTGATTAACCAGTTATAATCCTCATCGTTTTCAGGAATTCTGTGGTTCTTACAGATTTTTTTAATGATAGGTGCGGCAGCATCCTCGATTACCTTAAATATGTCTTCCATTACGTCGGGCTGTGTATTAGGTAAATTCACGTTGTAAAGTTTTTTTTCATATCCAACACTTTCTGGGACAGCCTCACGCTGTTTTCCCGTGGTCTGGTCAAAGACCCATAATGGACTTTCTCTGGTTCCATCCTTGGTGAATAAAGAAAGATGAAATACTGGAACGAAGTGGTGCCTTACCTTTGTCATAAGAAGCGTCCTTCCGTGGATGAATTAAGTTAAAGTACAATTATTGAATCACTTCTATTCTCACATTGTTTTATCCTGCTAGATATATTGAATAAAAAGTAACTGTAAGTTGCCTGTAATATGAGCGCCACATGAAGGTTTTCGCATGATATATTGATAGCGTGGAAATGAAGGGAACAGACGATGGGCTGGCGAATTCCCCTACATCTGCTTCATCCGCTGTAGAAGTTAAGCTTATTATTCGTTTATATCATAAATAGATGCTGTTTTTTTAAAAAAGACTACCTCTAATTTTAGGGGTAGTCTACAAGTCTATATACCTTGGTTTTTGCCATAGTCTTTAAGGTATTTCCAGAATAACACTTTTACTTTTATCTGGTCATTCTCATCCGAAACATTTATTTCATTGAGACGGCCGAAGAACTGTAAAAGGTTAAAAGCATTGTTGGAGGAAATTTCATAATACTTTTCGGCAAATCTGCTGAATTGTTTTGGACCTATTATTTTTATTATCTCTTGTTGAATTTTAAATGCGAAAACATCATCAATTTTAGATTTATGAGCAATCTTGATAACTGAAATTACCCAATCAAGGTGATTCCTAATATCTTTAATCTCTTCTAAATTTCTTATGATTGGTGTGACATTTTTTCCTCGATGAACAATGCTAATTGGCTTGTCTATAATTAATGTTGTAGAAGAGCCATCATTATTAACCAAATCAAATGTTGGATGGATTCCAACAGTTTTAGATTTATCTTCGCCATTTATAATAGTAAATCCGTAGTTTAGTTTACCTATACCATTCAGATTCATTTCCTCGTCTGAAACAAAGGATAACTTCATACTTGAGTGATCGACTCTTGGTAAAGTCATTCGAAAAGAAGCATCAAGTTGTTCGAGTGCCCAGAGCGCAATATATAACAGTACATGGTTGTCAATCGGTTTATAAGTTGGTGTTGCAAAACAGCGAATAATCTTTTTCCCGTCTTCAATAACAGTACGTACTAAAAGGCGCTCTTGCGGATTTATTTTCTTAAACCAGTATTCAAAATTATATAATAACAGATCTAGATGTTCACCAGACCCCTCAAGAAGAAATTTAGCATAATGATTCATTTTAATTGGTGTAAAAAGATGCCCGACGGCTTCTGAGGTTGTAATAAATGTATCTTTTATGTCCTTAAGCCCAATAATAAGTTGAGTATTACCATTTTCATCAGTTTCTGTACCAGCAATTGAAATCTCATCATTTTGTTTATTATAGTCTTCTTTTGTCCAAGTAGTTTTAGGAATAAGAAGATCGAAGATTCCTTTGATATTACTTGTACACATATAATCGTCAGATGATGCATATTCTTCACCAGAAAAGTTATTGAATATCGCTTGATCAAACTCAAGCTCAGTATCAAGTAGTTTTATTAAATCACTTTTTTTTACTCGGGTTTCTTCAGACATAATAACCTCCCGGAAAGGAATGAATTGAAATGATACGTCAAGGTGACATTTTAGAACTAAAGGGCGGGAAAGCATATGAGGTGTTATCTGGCTCTACAAATTCGTTAGTCGAAGGACAACTTGTTGTTATTGAAGTTGATGGTGACAACAGTAGGATAGGCGAACCCTTTGACTTCGAAATTACAGCATCAACCCCAATCGTTGACATAATTAGATAGAGATATGATAACAAAATTCTACAAAAAAGGTGAAATTCCTCCTGAGTGTGGAAAAAACATGGGGAAAAAGAACCAAATTTAAATGAGGTTGCGATTTTAAGCCAGTTTTTTCAGCGCATGCTGGCCAAAGACAAACAGTTAATCAGCGTAAACATGAACAGCCTAGTCAGAACCCTTGCGCGGTTCAATTCCGCAGCGTGTCTTTTAAAATAGTTAATTAACCTTCTTTTTCTGTCGATATAAACAGAAAAGGAGGAAATTAGAAAATGAAAAATAACAAAGCCATGTTTCTTATTAAGTTTGGACAGAAAGAGCATTTGGAATCATTGCAAAAAGGAAACTTGTATTTAAATAACTTAGACTACTTTATACAGATGGAAAAAAGAAATAACAAAAAGGGTAGGGGCGATAAGTCGGAGGCGTCACTGATATTGACAGACGTTGCACTTAAATTTATTAATCATGATTCCAATGAGCTTTCTTTTACGTTAGATTCTGCAAAAACAAGCTTGCGGATGGATGAAGTTCTTGCAAAACCCGTCTTCTGTATGATGTGGATAGGTATTGAGGATTTCGAAGTAATTAAAGAAGACGAGAATGAAGTAGAGGCCAAGTTATCCTTTGATGCTGAACAACAGAAGGAAATGGTTTCTGAGTTTGGAGATTATGCCCTGGTGATAGATGCCGGAAGATTTATGGAGGCTTTGGAAACAACTTTGAACCAAATGAAATTACGCTTTGCAACAGGTAAAGTGGATTATATAAATTATTCAACTAATAAGAATGAACATCTATTAGAATTAATGGAAAATGATCTGGCTGTTTATTTTAAGAAAGATCATTCACTTTCTTATCAAAAAGAGTTTCGCGCTGTTATTTTAAACAAAGATATTGAAGAACCTTTAACAATTAATATTGGAGATATGACTTCTTTTTCAGGGATTCTTCCTTCTGCTCCTCTACTGGGGGGAGGATTTGGTGTTAAATTTAATCTGAAAAACTGAATGTTCATAAACTGTAAAAAAAGTAGAATAGCACAGATAATCAGTTAGCTGTTCACTGTAACGAGGGAATCTATTGGTTGACCATTTTTTGAGCAATCAGTAAAATGGTCTTGTCATTCCTCTCTAGTAACTAAGTACGTAAAGATTTTAATGCAACAGCGCAGCATTTTGCATCCCGCTTGCGGGAATAGAACCTATCGCTGTTTATTTTTTAGGGTTTTAAATGAGCGCCCCAGTTCATTTGGTGCTATAAATACATAGGCAGATACAAGTCACTCATTTGGGTGGCTTTTTTATTACCTTTTGAAAGGATTTTTGGTTTGAAGAAGAAGCAGAAGAAAGGAATTTTGCTCCCGCTGAAAGGACCACCAAAACAGCCGAAAAAATGCAAAGGTTGTGTTTGGGGTAGATGGGATGGTGTTAAACAGTTCTGTTTGCGCCCATGCGTGAAATTAGAACAACGATTGAAATGATAGTTGAGGCACCCATAGTGATGCTTTTTCTTTTCGCTTCATATGACAAAATGTAAGCTGTTCTGAACCTAATTGCTCGAATTGAGGATCGAAAGCATAAGAGGGCAGAGAACAGTAGATGGGTGAGCGATTCATACATATGATGGTCGCCCAAATAGGGAAACCAACTCAACACAAAAAAAGCAAGGATTTTGACACTGTTTGTCGAATGTTTACTTTGAGGTGGTTAATTGTGGATGAATTAATAGAAAAGATAACAGCATTCAGAGATGAGCGGAACTGGGGACAATTTCATAATCCCAAGGACCTTGCAATCTCTCTGAATCTTGAAGCGAGTGAATTACTCGAGCTTTTCCAATGGAAGAGTAGTGAGGAGGCAATAGAACAAAACCAAGACAAACTTCAAGATGAATTAGCAGATGTACTTTATTATGTGTTGCTTATGTGCGGTGATCTTAATATTGACCCAAAGGAAGCGCTATTGGGGAAGCTGAGCAAAAATGCTGAAAAGTATCCGATCGATAAAGCATATGGTTCAAACAAAAAATACACTGAACTTTATGGAGGCGACCATGAATAAGGTTATTTTACAGCCATCAGGGAATAAGGATGCCCGTGAACATTATGAAAACACAATTCAAAGTCCCGTGTCCATGCAAGTATTAACGGAGTATCTATCCGAGGAAACTATTAATCAGTTAGAGGCTTTTTATCCGGACAGATCGGTTCCAACATGGGGAGTAACCCCTGGCAAAAACAATGTTAACGTTCAGAAGTGGGGAAAGATCCAAACAGGTGATGTTACAGTGTTTTCAGCTAATGGGCAAATATTTGCATCAGGTGTGGTTGTATTGAAGTTACAACATAAAGAACTGGCTGCACAGTTATGGGGCTATGACAAATCAGGTCAAACATGGGAGTATATTTATTTCCTTGATGAGATCAAGCAACACGCAATCCCCTACATAGAATTCAATCGAGCTGTTAGATACGCTGATAACTACATTATTCAGGGATTCAATGTGCTGAGAGAGGAATTAAGTGAACGAATTTTATCGTCTTTCGATTTGAAAAGTGAGATCTATCTACCAGATGTTTCTGAAGAGGAGTACGAACAAGAAATATTACAATTTGAAGATCATGATAACCTTGACACAAATCGTTCAGGTAAAGGAAGGAAAGAACAGTCGTTTCTTAGAAGAAAGCTTTTCAAGAATAAAAAAGTAGGCGTTTGTGGTATTTGTGGGAACCAATATCCAGTGGATCTCTTGGTTGCTGCACATATCAAGAAAAGATCTAAGTGTTCTCGGGAAGAAAAATTAGATTACAAGAATATTGTCATGCCTATGTGTAAATTTGGCTGCGATGACTTGTTTGAGAAAGGCTACATTGTAGTTTGCGATGGAAAGATACAGAGAAATATTAAAAAGTCTTACACTCCGCATCTATTGGAAAGAGTTGCTCAAATTGAAACTAGAGAATGCAAGCATTGGAACGATCATACTCGAAAGTACTTCGAATGGCATCAACAACAGTAGAAGTATATTCAAGAGGGGCTGAACAATGAAAAAATCGGAAGTAATGATCTGTTATCACTGCGGGAATAAAACTGCAATGGAACATTTAGCCGAAGCTGAAAAAAGTGAGAAGGAAACTTTCAACACTTTTTTTCAGGGTGGGTTTGATGTAGAGTTTTTTACGTTTTGGGATCTATATTTGTGTCCAGTCTGCGAAGGTGTTTCGTTAATAAAAACAAGTAAAAATACAGAAGATGTGGACATAGAAAACTTCACTCTGACTCCGACAATCACAGTTTTGTATCCCAATGCTACTGTGAAGGAAGGTGGTGTTCCAAATAATGTGAGAAATTCATTTGAAGCAGCACTTCGAATTAAACATATAGAAGGTACCTTATGTGCAATAGGAATTCGTAGAACTCTTGAGATGATGTGCAAAGATAAAGGGGCATCTGGGAGGACACTATTCAATAAATTAGAGGATCTTTCAGAAAAGGGAATACTTCCGCCAATTGTTGCGGGCATGGCTAAGGTTATCAAAGATTTAGGAAACGCTGCTGCGCATGGAGACGATAGAGAGTTCTCTGAGGAAGTTATCGAATCTATAATTAAGTTTACACATGTTATTCTTGATTATGTTTATAACTTACCCAATGAGTTATCTCGAATTCAAAATGAATTAAGTAGACAAACAGTTCGGGATTCCCCTAGCGAATAATTAATACAACTATCAGGCGCAGGAGGGCGTCTTTTTTATTGAAGATATTTAATGAGAATAAAATCGTGAGTAAAATAAGGTTTTATGTGGCAAGCAAGAAAAAACGCTGGGCCGTCGCAACTATGCGCCAGGATAGACCGATAGATAGTGTGGGTAAGTACAGAGGACTAATTGGTAATAAGGGTGCACACATGTTATCGAAGATTTGAAGTAATATTCTTACGCCGACGAGTTAAGGTTGGCCCACATACTCTTATAATGTCTTCGGAAGCCGTTTTGGCTTTACATTACAAGCGAGGATTGAGCTTAATGCATAAAAGGGAAGTCTCAAACTTCATGGTTATCGACTACGACAGAAAAATGTTCAATGTGATTGAGTCGGAAAACGGCCATGAGTGGTGGAAGGAAAAAGTTTCGGAACAAGTGGCCAAAGGCAGGAAGCTAATAGGATACCCTTCTGCAAAGGGTGCAGTTGTGCTCAAGAAAGAATATCAAGACCAGTTCGGTTACACTTATACGAAGGATTCAGTCCTGCTTCCATTCAGGTGATTTGACTGCTAATTAGATTGATGGGGGTGGTGATTGTGTAGCATGGCAAGAGAGCGAAGTCCTGAGCGGAATAAGGCAAAACAGATGTGGCTGGAGAGCGGCGGAGCGATGAAGCTAAAAAACATCGCCGCCGCTCTTTCTATTCCTGAGGGTAGGGTCCGAAAATGGAAGTCTATGGACCGCTGGCAGGATGAATTGAAAGGGAACGTTTTTGATTCGTCCAATGGGAACGTTCCAAATGGAACGAAAGGGAACGCACCTAATCCAAGGGGGGCGCCAAAGGGGAACAAGAACGCTGTCGGCAATCGTGGCGGTGCTCCCCCAGGTAACCAAAACGCCAAAGGGAATAGCGGCGGTCCGGGTGGCCCCTATCGCAATAAGAAGGCTCTTAAACACGGCCTGTACGAGACGATATTCCTTGATACGCTGGACGAACAGGAGCAGGCGCTTTTTGATTCCATTGAAGTCAAGCCTCTTGATGAGTTGAAAATGACTTTAAAAACGCTGGTTATTCAAGAACGGAAAATTATGCATCGCATCAAGCAGCTTGAGTCCGGCCTGACCGATGAGGAAAAGAAAATCAAGGAGGAGCTGTATCAGCGCAAGGATAAGGTTCCTTATACTAGCCCAAAAACAGGCAAACAGATTAATTTATCCGTTGAAACCGAGGGTATGAAGGTCACGGAGATAACCACCGTTGTTGCTTCCAAACTGGACAAGATTCTCAAGCAGGAAGATCATCTCAACAAGGTGCGCGACAAAAAAATTCGTGTTCTCGCTCAAATTGCAGCCATTGAGCATGAGCAAGCAAGGCTGAAACTCGCCAGTGATCGGTTGGAACTAGACAGATTCAAGGCGCAGGGATACGGCGGTCCGGAAGGGGATGAAGCCGATGACGACGATGATGAGGAAGATGACGAATGGTAATTACTCTTGCTAAGGAGCATCGAAAACGAGCCAAGCGGCGGCTAAAGCAGCGCCCTGAAAAGCTGGCCGAACTTAAAGAGGTTCTGGCTGACTTTGAACAGTTCTGCTGGCGTATGCTCAAGATCAAGACAAAGGTCGGCCGTATTATGCCGCTGACGCTCAATGATGCCCAACGGAAATTCGTCCGTGTGGTATTTAGTCAGATCGAAGCCGGAAAGCCTGTTCGGATTATCATTCTTAAAGCGCGGCAGATGGGCTTTTCCACTGTCACCGAAGCGCTAATCTATTATTTCACGTCACTGCAAGAGGCTAAGAACGCTTTTATCGTCGCACAGTCTTCTGATGCCTCCAGTAACCTTTATGATATGTTTCAGTTTTATTATGAGAAAGTACCGGCAATCATCAAGCCAATGAGCCGGAAGAATAATGCCAAGAAACTCACCTTCGAGAATCCAACAATTCGGACGGTGGACCACCGCAAGAATCCGGGGTTGAAGTCGAAGATCACCGTGCAGACGGCAGAAAGTCGGGTGCTTGCACGGTCAGATACAATTCACTATCTGCACGCTTCCGAAGTGGCATTCTGGCCAGCAAAAAAGAAAAAGAAGCATCTACTGTCCCTACTGGCAGCCTTGTCTAAGGAACCGGGAAGCTTGGGCGTCATTGAATCTACGGCGAACGGTATGGAAGAGTTCAAACAAATGTGGGATGCAGCCGTAAAGGGCGAGAGTGATTTCACTCCGCTCTTTTTCTCGTGGTTCGAAATGCCCGACTATCGCAAGCCGGTTCCGCCAGGTTTTGAACTGACAGAAGAAGAACTGGAATTGAAGGCCAAGTATGGCTTAGATGATGAGCAAATTCAATGGCGGCGCTACACCATACGGAACGATTGCGGCAGCGATCCGCGGCAGTTTGACCAGGAGTATCCATCCGAACCGGACGATGCATTCTTGCTATCCGGTGAAGGTATCTTCGACAACAAATTTATCAAGCGACTGCGTGATGCAATCACGCTCAAGGGCAACCGCTATGAGATAGATTTTGTCAAAGAAAAGATTATCCCTTCTTCCACTGGAGAACTGGTCATCTATCGACAGCCGGAGCAAGGAAAACGGTACATTCTAGCGGCTGATACGGCTAAGGGGAAAGAAGACGGTGACTATGATGCGGCTTACGTGCTGGAAGAACGCACAGGCGAAATGTGCGCGGCTCTCCACGGCAAATGGGATACGGACCTTTACGGTAAAAAGCTGAACACGCTGGGGTTGTATTACAATACGGCGCTGCTGGCCGTAGAGAACAACAATACTGGGGAATCCGTGCTGAATACGCTGTTCAATACCTGCCATTACCCTCTGTTATTCATGCACAAAAAGGGAACCATGGGGTGGAACACCAACCAGGCAACCCGCCCTGTGATGATCAGCGACTTTAAAGAAGCGATACGGGATCAGCTATTCGCAATATACTGCCCGGACCTGTACAGCGAGTGCATGACGCTGATCGATAAGAACGGTAAGGCCGAAGCAGATAGCGGCTGCCACGATGACCGCATCATGGCCTATGCCATCGCGTTGCAGATACGGCAAGTGGCTGGTAAATGGTTTGAATGGTTCAAGAAGAAACAGCAGCAGCGGGCAGAGTCCCGTGATGACTATAACAAGGAAGTGGGGTGGATTTAGATGAGTGAAGGGAATGCACAGTGGTTTCAGATCAGCAAGGCGGACGATGAACGGCATATACCGTCAAGTGCTCAGTTACCGGACAGCTTCGACGATTTGTATGATGCACACGGGCTGCTACCTTACGCAGTAGGCAATGACCCTGCTTCCTGTCGTTTGCTGGTCAAGAACAGCAATATCATCCCACAGTGTATTGAGGCGTATAAACGTAACATAGCCGGTTATGGCATTGCATTGGAATATCTGCCGGGTGAGAGTGACGAGACGGCTAAGGAAGAATGGGACAAGGCCGAAAAGTTTCTTGAAACCTGTAATCTAGAGAATACACCGGATGAGATTATTGCTCAATTGATTGAGGACATGGAGAGCACAGGAATGGCATATGTAGAAGTTGCTTGGCCGACTGGCTCTGAGTTTCCGACTATTTATCGGATGAACCCAAAATACGTGCGCTGTACCAAAGAGAGCACCAAGGCGACTATCAAACGCAAGCGGCGGATCAGCTCGACGAAACAAGTGGAGGAATTTTCGCAGGAGTTGTACACTCGGCGCTATGCAATGAAACGTAATACTTCTGTTGTGTGGTTTCGTTTATTTGGTACGGAAGCGCAGACAGCAGATGAAGGAAATCAGATCATCCCACTTCGTATCGGCCATGATGGCCCCTATGGCGAGCCGAGATGGTTTGGCAATGCTCCTGGTGTGGTCGGCAGCCGTGAAGCTGAGGAACTGAACGTGTCCTATTTTTCCAACGGGCGTATGCTCTCCATGATTTTGACCGTCACCAATGGTCGCCTTACCAAGCAATCGATGGAACTGCTGAAAAACGTGAAGGGCTCACAATCTCAAGGAGGCATCCTGTACCTTGAAGCCAAGGGAGAAGAGACGGGCGGCCCGATGGATGAGAAAGTCGAGAAGGTTGCTATCAAGCTGGACAAGCTCAATGACCTGCTTCAACAGGACGCACTCTTCCTGGAGTATGGCAAGGAAAAAAAAGGTGATATGTTGTCTGCATTTCGACTGCCACCAATCTTGGTCGGTCAAAGCTCCGATTACAACCGGGCGACAGCAGACGCGGCGTTACGGTTTGCTGAGGAACAAGTCTTCGAACCGGAACGCAAAATGTATATGAACGAAATTTTTAACAAGCGCCTGTTTCCGGCTATGGGTATCTTCCGGGTACGGGCTGTTTTGCGTGGGCCGAAGATTATTGATCCGGCGGATCGCAAGGCAATGTTGGACTTTATTGCAGACCGGGGCATTATGCTGATTCGGGATCTGATTCCGATTGCCGAGGACGTGCTTGGTACGACGATTGATGAAACCAAGTACAGTCAGGAATATTTGGATACGCCGATTGCCCAGCTTGCAGCCAGTCAGCCGGCGATTCTTGAGCCGGAGCCGGACACCGATACAGACGACTTACAAGAGCGTGTTGCTACAATTGCCAAACGCTTGTTAAAACAGGCTGACAAGGAGGCCGCTTTGCATGTGTGAGTCCTGTTGGGCGCTGATCGCCAAAGCTGACGACGATGAATTTCTGGATAGCCTTGAGCTGAGCTATGTTGAGCGTAAGGTGCTGGAAGAACTGTACAAGCAGGGCGAGGATCGCATAACCGAGATTTTGGAGCTACAGGGGCAAGCCCTTCATGATGCCATTTCAGAACTAAGCGAGGATGCCCTGGGCGATATCGGGGAACTGGGTAAGGTGCTTATTGCTTTGCACACTACAGATGTGTTTGCGGAGCTGTTCGAGCAAGCCATACAGGAGGCTTTTGAACCGCTGTTTCACTTGGCCGGTGAAACGGAACTGATGGCACTGGACAAGGAAAAGGTCTGGAGCACCAGCAACAAGGCTGCCGGTCGTTTTGTCAAAAAGCTCAAGAAACTGGTCCCGGACATGAACAAGACATCCACGGATGTACTGCTACACAGTTTCGGTAAGTCCATTGAAGAAGGGGCTACGCCCTCGGAGCGGGCTTTGCTTGTACAGGAAGTCAGCGCTCAAGCGGCCAGCGGGGAAGATGGTCCATTCAGCATGCAACGGGCGCAGCGTGTAGCAAGAACAATGAGCACAGCAGCCGCCAACGGTGGCAAGTTAGAGGGATGGAAGCAGTCGGAGATCGGCAAGGGCAAGAAGTGGCGATCTGCTGGCGGTTCACGTACCCGCAAGAGCCACCGCAAGGCCAATGGTCAGGTGGTTCCGCTCGATGAGCCATTTAAAGTCGGTGGCAGCAAGCTGATGTATCCGGGAGATCCGTCCGGGGAAGTCAAAGAGATAGCGCACTGCCGCTGTACGATGCAGTTGGTACTGGATTAATCCTTGAGGGGAGGTGAACAAACAATATGGCGCGAGAACTAAAAAATGCAAACATTACGCACATTAGCTATGTGGACAAGGGTGCTAATCAAAAGCGGTTCTTTTTCACCAAGAGTGAAACAAAGCCAAATTTTGAAAAGCAAGTCCGCTTGATTACAAAGTCCGACGATCCGAAGCAACTGGTTTACGGCGTGGTATACGAGCCGGACGTCGAAGACACGCACGGAGATATCATGACAGCGGAGGAAATTGAAAAGGCTGTTCATGGCTTTATGTCTAATCTGGCAATTGCCAAAGGAGCAGTCATGGACACCCAGCATGATTTTGATCCTGGCGTCGGTGATGTGGTCGAATGTTATGTTGCTCCTGTAGATTTTGAAATGGGAGAGGAAACGATCAAGAAGGGCTCGTGGGTGTTGGTGACCAAGGCTAATGATGACATTTGGAATAAGATTCAGGACGGGGAGGTGACCGGTTACTCTATGGCCGGAACCGCTGAAACAATTGAAAAGCAAAAGGAGCCTGCGGCCAAGTCTAACGACGAGGTAACGGGCTTTTTTAATCTCATGAAATCATTTTTTACTGGTGAGAAGATCGCCAAAGGTGCTGTAGCTGACAAGTATGCTAAGAATCGCAAGAGCCGTGAATTCTGGGCTGCACATGATGCCTTGAACGCAGTTATTTTCCGTTGGGACTCATGGGAGGGCGGCATGGAGAACGACCCCGAAGTAATCCGCGAAGCCCTCCAGGATTTTGTAGATATCGCCCAGGACGTGCTCACCAAAGAAGACATCGTTAAAGCGATCGGCAACCCGCCAGAAGCCATTGCTAAGGCCGGGAAGAAGATTTCCGGCAGCAATATGAAGCACATTGATGATGCCATTGCTGCATTGACCGAATTAAAAACAAAAACAGCTCCTGCTGAAGAAGCGGAGCTTGAGGAGGAAAACGATTTGAAAGCAGAAGACGTAGCAAAAGCTGTACAGGCTGCTGTGGCGCCTATAGCCAAGCGAGTAGAAGCCTTGAACGCAGATATTGCCGAGTTGAAGAAACAAGAAGGGGATGGCAGTGATACACCTACTGGTACTGAACCACCTGCTGATTCGAAGCCTGACGCATTGACTGACGCTATTACCAAAGCACTTGCACCACTGACGGAACAAGTTCAGACACTGGCTGCGGATGTACAGATCGTAAAAAACAGCCGGGGCGGTTCTGCCCAAGGTAGCGGCGGAGAAGATGATATCCAGAAGTCGGCGGGCGTAAGCTTCGGCGGCTTGCTTTAATACCGAGAAGGGAGACAACAATCTATATGAAAACCAATGGACAAATCATTCAGAAATCAACCATCGTTACACCGATGGACCAAACTGCTCTTACGTATGAGCAGGTGGAAGCGTTCATGGCGATGGCATACGAATCCACAGCGTTCCTCAAGGGGATTCGCACAATTGTGCGCAAGAGTGCCAAAGGCACGATCGATAAAATCGGTGTAACCGGTCGGAACCTTCGGAGTAAGGTGGAAAATCTCATGGCGACAAACACGGCCGCCCCTACCTTTCCACAGGTTCCATATGCAGTTGCACCCGTAGTTCTTCCATTCGAAATTACAGAGGAATTTATCCGTCAAACAAACCGTGTCCGTGGTCAGAATGCTGAGGAGATTATTCTTGCGGCCATGACAAAGAACTACGCTGATAACATGCAGGATTTGGGCTTCAATGGGGATACAGCCACCGCTAATACCGACCCGGATTATGATTTCTTGAAAATTAATGACGGATGGCTAAAGCTGGCCAAGACCAAAGGGAATTATGTCGACTGGGCGACGCTCCCAGCCGAGAAAAAGCTCGGTATCTTTTTTGAATTGGAACGATCTATCCCGACTCGTCTGCGCACTGGTGGGGTATTTAAATACTTCATGCACCCAAACACCTTCAGCGAACGGTTGCAAAAGCTGGCTGAAAAGGATACCAGCGCTTCGATTCAAATTCAAATTATGGGTGCTCAGAAGACAATTAACTCCTACGACGTTGAGGAAGTGCCGCACATACCTGAAGGTAAAGTGCTCTTCACATATCATCAAAACTTTGCCCTGGTGAACACCTATGACATGCAAATCCGCAAGACCACGGAAGGCAAAGAGGCTATTTATGCGGATAAGCGTTTCTATGCCATTCATTCCGACTCTGATTCCATTTTCGAAGAGCCGGCAGCAGTGTCATTCGTAGAAGGGGTGACGTTCTGATGGCATATATCACGTACCGAGGAGAGAACACCTCTTTAATGCTTTACGGTATCCGGTTTCCGGCCAAAATCCCTGTACTAGTTGAACAAGGTGAGGTCGTTAAAAAGCTGCGGGAACGTGCGGATTTTGACGTCCAGGAGAAGAAAGTTATTCCGTTAGAAGACCTGACCCTCGTCCAGCTTAAAGATAAGGCTAAGGCTGCCAGCATTGAAGGATTCGGCAGCATGAACAAGTCTGATCTGATTGCTGCTTTACGTGGCGGTGGTAAGCCTTCCGACAATTTGCCTCCTGCAGGTGATCCGTCGAAACCGGAAGGGGCTGACGGTAAAAGTGCTGACGCCAACAATACTCCAACAGCGTAGCCGTGTAACCCCAATCCAAGAGGCATCGGCAGAGCTGCTGCAGCAATACATCGACGACGCACAGGTGCGCATCGAACTGTATCTGCCCATTCCCTTCCCTGATCCGGTGGACAAGGAGATTATGCTTGCTTGGACCAAGCTGGCTGAGGGGTTGGCCCTCCAAGACAACGAGGAACATTTGGCTGCCGTTGCCCGTAATTACGCTTCTGAGAGTGATGGAGCTTGGACTTACACCCGGCAGGCTATAGAAGGGAAAACCACGGGTAACCCGGACGTTGATGCAATCCTGTTCCTCTGGGTCAAGAAGCAGCAGACGGGGCCGGATGATGGAAACATCACGGCTTATTTGCTGTGAATCATCGGTTCAAGACACCGCTTGCTGTTTTCCGGGTGGGCAGCAAGCGGGATGATGACGACCTGTTCGACGATCGGAAATCCGGTAAGGTGGCTGACCTGAAATGCTTTGTCGTGAAAACACAGACGGAAGCGAAAGCAGATTCTAAGCCGGTAATGTACATCGTCAAAAAGACGGTCGGAGTGCCGAAGGCAGCCGACATCAAGCTCAGCGACGAAGTAGTGTTATTCGGACGTAGGTATCTGGTAGTTGATGCGAATCCACACCGCTACTGGAAGGAACTGCTTGTAACATGTGAGGTGAAGGGAAATGACCGTGCATGATTTTGATGGACTGGCCCGGCGCTTCCGTCGGATAGCTGATGAAGGGATGGAACGTATTTTACGTAACATCGCGGAGGCAGCCGGGGAAACGCTGCTCAACCTGATCATTGATGAAATCGACCGACAGGATCTGATCGACACCGGGGCCATGTGGCAGTCCTTTTCCCGTGGCGACGATAACAACGTGTGGGAATGGGATGTAGACCGCAACGCGATCACACTGGAGCTAGGTTCCAACCTGCCTTATGCGCAATTGGTCAATGATGGATACACCATTGAGAAGAAACATTTTGTGCCGGGTTACTGGAATGGTGGCGGCTCATTTGTCTACGATCCTTCTGCCAAAACTGGTTTCATGGCAAAGCCGCGCAGCTTCATAGGTCGCCACTACTTTGATATTGCCGTGGAGCACCTTGAGGGCGGGATGAACCAACTCATTATGCGCCGCCTGGAAGTCGAACTCGAAAGGATGTTGCGCTGATGATGGATGTGGGAGTAAAAGCCTGGGCTGAGATCGTGCGGCGGGTGTATCCTGATCTGTCTATCCTGCGAGATCGGTCTAAATGGCTGGCTGGTGACTTTAAGCTACCAGCAGTTTTTATTGAGACCGATATAGTCTCGGATAAGGTTCACACGCCGCGAGCTGACCGGATCATCGAAGATGTGGGGCTGGTATTCCATTATGACAAGGAACGAGTTACTGAAGAGGACGAAGGGGAGCCTATACCGCTTGATCTTGACCCGTTGTTCCTCTACTTGCGGCAGCAACGGTTTAACGTGGCATCCAAGCGTTTTGGGGTTGTGCTGGTCATTGAGCCGCCACGGACTAGGAAAAAGGCCGATCAAGTAGAGGTCACTTTTAGGTACTCGTATTTGCTTAGTGTACCGAAGTCACTGGTCAATGACGATGGCAGCACGATACAAAAGATTAATGATTTCTATATCAGCCACAACGGGGAGGAATTTGACGCATGACTGAGGATTTAAACAAACGGAATAAGCAGGAATGGATAGAGAGCGCGGCGATCTTGAAGGCAGAACCCTTCGAGGTGGCAGGCGCTCTTTTTGATTGCAAAGCAGATGACTTGCTATCGCGGGCCGAAGTGGAGCAGAGGTTGGATGCTTATTTGCATCCGGTCAAGGAAGCCCCTGCTGCTGCTGCGCCTGCTAAACCACAGTTAAAAAAGTAAAGGAGGAAACGCCGAATGACAATTCAGAGAGTTAGGGCCAGTGCGTACATTTCATTGCTAGTAAAGGCACGTTCTCGGGTTGTTCCCACAACTGGTCGCGTACTGATACCGTATCAGGCCGAATGGGGTGCACCGAACCAGGCTGTTGATATGGCCGATGATTCAGAGCGCCTGAAGGAGTCCGGCAAGCTTGTGGATGTACTGGAGCTTGCTGCCGAAAGCGGGGCGACTGTTATTGGCTACCGGGTAACAAATGGGGAGGAAAAAGCCGCATCTGTTGCTGTTGCTGACAGCTACACAATCGAGGCACGTTATCCAGGCACACGAGGCAACGACTTTGAATACATGGTGCGTCCGGCACTGATCGACGAAACCAAAAAGGAGATCGTCGTCCGCGACCCCAAGGGTGTGTATGATACTGAAACGTACCTTGTGGCTGATAAGGCCGCTGCTGTAGAAGCTCTTAAAAAGTCCGCTATGGTGCGTTTTAAAGATACTGGTGCTACTGCCCTTGCAGATGTGGCTTACACAAAACTAGCTGGCGGTACAACTGGCACGGCCACATTGGCAGCGACCGACTGGAATCGTATCTTTAACCGGGTGTACGGCCTGACGTTCGATACTATTTACCTTTCTGCTGCTGATCCGGCTGTACAAGCTGCCGCCAAACAATGGTTGCTGGATCGCCGCGATAAGGGTCATAAGCTGGCGACGTTGGTTATCGCTGGCCCTGCGTCTACTGACGGCGATATTGAGGCCCACAATGCACGTTCGCGGGCCATGAATGCCCGTTATGTCATTAACTGTTCACTGGCTGGTGATCATACCAACGGTAAGACCTACACATCCGTCGAATGGGCTGCATGGGTGGCTGGGCTAGTTGCGGGTACACCTGCCAATAAGTCATTTACAGGTATCAAAGTTCCGATGACGCAGGCCAAAGTGGACTGGAGTCATAGTGAAGTATTGAAAGGACTTGCAGAAGGTACGCTGATGGCTACGCGCGACGGATACGACTACGTTATCGAGCAAGCCATTAACACGCTGACCACGCTCGGACCAAATGAGCGTGAGGACTTTGGGAAGATTCGCGTATCCGCTACGATTGACCAAGTCATGAACGATATCTACGATGCGGGCAAGAAATGGAAGGCCAAGCTGGATAACGATAAGGAAGGGCGCAGCATGTTTATTGCTGCTGTCATTGAATATCTTAAAATCCGCGCTCAGCAGAAGGCCATTGCAGACAAATTCAGTTTTGCAGAAAACCCCGATAAGACTAGCGAAAATGATTATGCTTATTTCAAACTGGGGGCTAAGCCGTTGGATGCTATCGAAATTTTCTACACAGACTGGGAGGTGGAATAATAGATGGAACGCGAACTTATTGGGCGAAACCTCTCGCTTCAAGACGACAACGGCGAGGATATTCATACTGTCAAAGAGGTTGAAGTAAAGCTCACCACGGAGACATTGGATATTGTCAGAGCACGCCGTATGACTAAAACAAAGCAATTGACGGGTTATGAAATCCCGGTCAAAATCGTCATGTCCAAACTGGAATCCCGGTTACGCTACCGTTTGCTGGAGGATTTTAAAGCGGGTAAGACCATGTTTTTAGCACGCATTACAGGCGGTCTTGAAGACCGGATCACTGGCAACACAGAGAAAGTATTGATTACTGGTGTTCACATTCACGGAGAAATGGACATCCTGATTGCCAAAATCGACGATAACAACGGCATCGATATTACTTTGGAGGGCACGGCGACAGACTTCGATTTTGTCGAAAAGTTCCCGGATTATATGTGGGAGTAAGAGGGCGGTTCATTCGCTCTCTTTTTTATTTCTAAAGAACATAACCAATTGGAGGAATTAAACATGAGTAATCAAGACAAATTGAAGAAATACCTAGCTAAAGCCAATGAAGTACGTAAGGACGACGTTATTACAGTGCAAGCCGATGGCGAGGACTGGTCTGTACAACGCCTGAAAACATTAGACGTACGTCGGTCATATGATCTTGCTTTTGATGAGGATGGTAATTATAAGTCGCCTTATTTTAACGAAATCGACGTGATGATCGTCAAGGCGACAGAGCATGAGTTTGACTGGAATAACAAAGACTTGCTGAAAGCATATGGTGCGACCAGCAAGTTTGAACTGCCACCGCGCATGTTGGATGACGTGGACGATTATGCCGCACTCAGCAAGGCTGTGCGTAATTTCAAAGAGACTCAGGAATCGCTTTTGGCTGACGCAAAAAACTCATCCGGCGAGACGGAGAAGCAAGCTGGATAGCCCATTTTTGGGTTAACCAAAAGAAATTGCCCGCCGAAGTCTTGCCGTATGAAGTAGACGAACAGCGCCAGTATTATTTTTGCCTGGCAGCATCAATGATTGCTGAGGAAGAAATGGCGCGTTTGAATCGGAAATAGTCACGTCAGAACAGGAAGGGGGTGGGAACAATAGCAACTACATCAGTTACGGTACCGTTTGAGGCCCGAGATATGATAACCGGCGCTGTCCGGAATATGCGGCGTATGCTTCAGGGCGCACATGACGACCTGATGAATTTTCGCCGGGCATCGGGCAGCATGTTCGATGATTTTGTATCCGGTAGCCGCCGGGCGAGGGAGTCTGCGGACGATCTAGGCAGACGGATTAATGGTGCGTCCGACGAAGTACGGCGTATGAATCAGATTCAGCTCGATGATATTTTTCGTCGTGCGCGTGCTGGAGCTGATGATCTTCGGCGTTCCGCTGATCGTGCGGATGCAGATATCCGCAGCATTCGTGATGCTAATGTGAAATTACGCGCTGAGGATTCCATAAGTCCAGTCGTTGACCAAGTATCCGACAAGATTTCAGCTTTGGCAGCGTTGGCGGGAGGGATTGTGCTTGGTAGCGGCGTGGGTGACTCTATGTTTGGGGGCGTGTCCGATTACAGCCGTGAGGCGGCGCGAAGTGCGGCTTACATGCCAGAAAACATTCGTCAGCAGAGCCTTAATACGGTAGATGATTTAGTTAAAAAGGCCATTATTCCAGATCGTATAGAAGGAACCCGACAACTTGCTGATGCAGCTCCTTTAGTTCAAGACAAATCCAAGATGAGTGACTTCGTAAGTGCATCTGCTAAAATCCAGTACATTCGCCCGGATGCGGGTCCAGAGGAAGTTCAACGAGCGTTATCTCAAGCGTCGAATAGCTTTAAAGAATCCTACAGTCAAGTGGCCGATAGTATGATGTATGCCTATAAAGAGGTGGGCGACAAGCAGCAGGATTTGTTTGATACATTTTGGGAATACAGTCCGTATTTTGCGAGTTCCGGAACCGACTCAGCGCAGATGTCAAACTACTTTACTAAGACGGTTAAAGAAGGCGCATTTAACTTTGATAAGCCTGCGGACTTTTTCAAAGAGACGTTTGGGGTAAAAGCGTTGAATACCGGTGACATGGCGAATTACTTTATCAGTCGCGGAGCAGGCAAGGATGAGGCACAACGTCAAGCCCAATCATTTACTACTGATATTAATTCAGGGAACAAGCAGCAAGCACAGGGAGCCATTATGGCTCTGGTAGCAGATTTAAGAAGCCAGACACGTGACCAGTTAAAGCAGTCGCTTGTTACTTTGGGCTCTGGCGCAGCAGAAGATAATGCTGATTCGATCCTCAAAACATATGGAACGCCTTTTGAAAAGGCTCCAGATATGAGAGGAACGACTGATAATTTGCTTCGTAAGCAGCAAGCTGCTGATCCGATGACGGAAATGAAGCAAACTCGTGCTGAAATGAGCTTGCAAATGCAAGAGATTGGAACCAATATTGCTCAAGCAGCCCTTCCAGCTTTGAAGGAGTTTAACGCATTACTGGTGCAAAATAAGGACAACATTCAGGCGCTCGGTACGGGGATAACCAGTGCGATAACCGGAGCGACTAGCTTTTATAAAGATCATTTTAAAGCCATAAATACTGCCTTAATGGGGTTGGCTGCTGTACTGGTAGCTAAAAAATTATGGGCCTTTGCACAAGGAGTAAAGAAGTTCAACGATGATCTTTCGACTGCTGCTAAATGGGTAGGAGAGAAGGGGAAAGCGGGAGCAAATGCAACAGGCAGGGGAGTCAAAGCCGGTTGGAATTGGATTCGTCGGAAACCTCCTGAACCTCCAACTCCACCGCCTGAGGAGACGCCAGCCCAACGTGCTGCCCGCATTCGGGAACGAATGGGCGGGCGCGGTGTCAGACGACAATTGTCTGGGAACCGTAACCCTGCCGATGATCGTCTTGGCGGTTTGCGCTCTGTTACATCTATGACCGTTAACGCCACCAAAGTCTATATAAATGGCTCTGTGTCCGGTGGTGGAGATGGCGGGGCAGGTGATGGCGGTGGCGATGGTGGCGACCGTGACAGAGATCGCAACCGTAGACGGAACCGACGTGGAGGGCGTAGGGGAGCAGGAGGCGGTAGACGTCGCATACGTATTAATGGACCTCGTCCCACTCCACCGAATCCACCAAACCCGAACCCAAGCCCAAGGGGATCGCGGGATAATCCATATCGTGTCCGTCGTCCTGTTCCTCCAAACCCACCGCCACCACCAAGTCCTCCTTCTGGCGGTGGCCGACTGAGAGGATTTTTGAAAGGAGCCAGCAAAGCAGCAAAAGTTGGGGGCATTGTTGGTACAGCTGCAAGTGTGGCAGCGGGTGCTTACGATCTATACCAGGCATCTAAGGAAAAGGGTGTACGTGAAGCTGTATCTACGCAAGGCGGCGCTATGGTTGGCGGCGTAGCTGGTGGCGCGATAGGTGGAGCCGTAGGGTCACTTCTTGGTCCGCTTGGGACAATGGCTGGAGCCTACATAGGCAACGTCGTTGGCGAAAAGATCGGGAAATTCGCGGATGAGAGTGGCGCTACCCGTTGGGTAGTAGATAAGGCAGTCGGAGTCTTTGATTCAGTAAAAGACACTTGGGGCGGTGTTAAAGACTGGTTCACAGGCAAGAAGGAAGAGAAGCCCGGCCCCCCTCCTGAAGCCAAAATTACGATCAACAATCTGACTGAGCAGAAGCAGAAGCGTCTTCAACAGATTGGCGACGATGTGCGCAAAAGCATAGTCGATAAAGGTCTTAAAGAGGGACTAAAAACTGTTGCCGAGCAACCAGAAGTTAAGCAACGCCTTAATGCGTTGAAAAATGCGTGGGGCGTTGTTTGGAAGATGGGTGACAGCAGCAAGGCTCAGAAAGATGTCAAGGCCGTAGGAACCGCTACAAAGAGCAGCGCTGATGAAGTAGCCAAGGGCGCAGCCAAGACCAAACAAGCTTATCAAGAGGTCGGAAATGCAGCCAAGACGGCTGCTGAAAAAGCGAAGCAGTATCTGCTCTCTCTTAAAAGCGTGTCGGGCCAAGGCAATAGCTGGGGTAGCGATCTTATTTCCCGTTTTGTTGCCGGGATGCGTAGCCAGTTCCCGACACTTTCCTCTGTAGTCAGTAGCGTTGCTGTAGTCTTACAGAAAATGAAGGATGCAAAAGACGGTAATTCTGGCGGTGGAGGCGGTACTACACCGAAACCCAAGCCACGTCCATATGCTCAAGGTGGTTATATTACCCGTCCGCATGTTGGATTAGTTGGTGAAGCTGGACCGGAGATGATTATTCCGTTATCAGCCAGCCGACGAGATCGTGGCCGCGAGCTTTGGGAACGTGCTGGAATAATCATGGGTGTACGTCCTTATGCCAACGGTGGACAAGTCGGCCGGCCAAGTTTGATCGGTACGGCTAGCATGATGCCAATGGCACAGATGCTTAATCCATCCGCTTCCACTGCCCCGAAGTCAATAAGCATTGAGAATATCAATATTGATTTCGGTGAACTCGCGAAGGGAATAACCGACTTTGTAGAATTTGCAAAAATGTTTAGTAGTCCGCAAGGTCGAGCGTTGATTCGCAAGGTGGTTGGTGAGGAATTGATTAAAGTATTGGAGAATGGAGGATAAGCGATGCTGGCACTATCGCAAGGCAAGATCCGTCTTACCTTTCCGATCACCCCGGCAGAGATTCAAATAACCGGAGGCAATGAAGTTGAAACCTTCACTGTCATAACTGGTCAGGAACGCACAGGGAAACCCGTCTCGAAGGTGAAACGGGTTTCTTTTTCTGCTATTCTTCCACGCTATTGGGAAGAAATTTGGGAGACGGATAGCAAACAGACGGTCACGTATAAAACACCAGAAGTAACGTGGAAGCTGCTGGAGCAATGGAAAGGTAAACCCGTTGTACTTAACTTTGAGAATTTGTTTAGCCAAACGATGCTCCTGGAGGGGATGGATCAGACGTACAAGGACGGACAGGGAAATCTTCACGGTAACTATTCATTTGTGGAGTACAAGCCTGTTAAAATCGTCTCTTACTCCAACTCCAAGCAAGTTCTCAAGCCAGGTACGGTTATTACCAAATCGTCCAAAAGCCGACCAAATACTACGGGCAAAAAGGACAAAAAGAACGATAAGAAAAAAGATGATAAAAAAAAGAAGGCAAAGGATAAAAGCAAAAAGGCCAAGGAGGACCCGAACGCTAGGGGCGCTTTTGACTATACCGGTTCCAAAAAGCGAATATCAGACAAGGTTTCCAAGGCGAAAGGGAAGTGATGCATTATGGACGGCTTTGCTGTTGTATATGGCAAGGAGAACGCCCGGCAGATGCTAACGGATGGCATAGAGGAAGTGTCCTGGTCCTCTGGCCGCGATGAGATTGCCCGCAGCGCTACGATGCGGCTTCGCAATGCAAGCAATATAAAGGTAGCTGGTATGCTGATGTGCTTTTCGCAAAAGGTTGGTGGTGCATTATATCATCACAAGAACCAATTTTTTCACGGCCCGATCATCAAATATGAACAAGACGAATTCACAAACGCCTGGGAAATTGAAGCGCGGGAGATCGGCTGGTACTTGTCCAAAAACAAGGGGACCCGACCATACTTAAAGGGTGAAGCTGGAACGGAGCTGCAAAGATACATCAAGAGCACAGGCATTGACTTCCGTTGCCCTGCTCTCGGCTTTAATTTGGACGAGCGTTATGGAACGATGGCCCATTCGGAAATTATCCTCGATGTATTGCAAAAGGCATATGAGCGTAGCGGCTACAGATATTATATAGACCTTGTTAGGACGGAAAAGAGCTTTTATCTGCAAGTGATGCGAGAGGGGACCAACACGAAGGTCCCTATTTTTGTTCCCGAGCAGATGACCTCAAGCACCGCAGGATACAGCATCGAGGACACCTATACAGTTGTGACCGCCCAAAAGTGGAAGGATGACAAGATTGCTTCTGCTGTTACCAAAACGGCAGCGGGTGCGGTAAAGACGATGGGCCGAATGGAAGAGATCATTGAAGTCGGTGAGGACGAAAAGCCGGAGACCATCGCAACACAGCGGCTGAAAGTTCTGTCTACCGCCAAGCAGATCAAGAAGATAACCGTCCGACATGAAGACAATGCGCTGTCTGGCTTGCGTTCAGGCTGGCTGGTGCTCATTAAAACGGATCATGCCTCCAAATGGATTGTCGTTACTGCGGATAGTAGTTATAAAAACGGAACGTACACAGTTACGTTGGAGCTGGAAAGGAGGGAATAGTATGCTTCAAGATGCAGTCAGGAAGCTGCGGGAAATGACCAAAGACCACATCGACGCGCGAGACACAGAGAGAGCCACTCTGCTGAGTTGGCCCGGAAGCCCATCAATAGAGGTGGATGGTGACCCGGCTCCCTATCCAGCGGACAAGCTAGTCTTTGCTGACTATCTGTTAGACCGGGAAGTCAAAGCGGATTTCATAGCTGCTGAATATCTGGAGGGCGATGAAGCCAAAGGCAGCGTTACAGGCGTATTGGCTAACGGTGTGGTATACGAGACAGGAGAGCCTTACAAGCAGGCCCCACGCAGCTCGTTACGTGGCAAGTTGGTTATTCCTAGCCCTTTGCAGGTCGGTGATCGTCTTATCGTTTCTCGCCTCAGTGGCCAGCGCTACTACGTTCACGGGAAGGATGTGGGTGGACATGGCTGATGAGGAAAGCCTATTTCCCGATTTGGACCTTTCCGAGCTGGATGAAGTAGAACTGACCGAAACCGTAGCATCCAAAACCAAATGGACGTATGTGATCGACTATCGCACGCGGCAGATGGCAACCACCGACGACGGGCGTCCAAAAAAAACGGCTACGTATCGTGAATACCTTGTGCAGACGGCGCTAAAAATCCTGAACACCGAGCGATTTCAATATGTGGTGTATGACGCTGATATCGGTGTCGAACGATCTGAATGGGCCAATTGGGAGGACGTTGAAATAAAACGCGACATTGAGGAAGCTTTGGCAGCTCATACGGAAATCTCTCAAGCTGAGGTATTGTCGATGGAGCGGAACGGCCAGAACATGTATTTGCGAATTAAATTAACCGGGCTGGCCGGAGAAGTAGAATTGGAGGAGGCGATTGAATTGTGAATGTTAAATTAACGGATTTGCCAGTGCTCCCCCCAATGGCAATTTTGGAGGAAGCTCCCGAAGAAATTTATCGTCGCTGGGTCAACCGTGCGATTGCATTGGCACATGAAAAAGGCTTGCCCCCACCTCCTACTGATCCGGGAGAATATTTCTATGATCTGTGGTATCCCATCGCTATGGAATACGCTGAACAGCAGGAGCTATTAACATATGCCTTTCTCCAAGCCTTCCCTATTTGGGCAGACAGTGAGTATTTAGATGGCCACGGATGGTCGGACGGAATGCCCCGAAAAGCGGGGGAGGACGATGATACGTACCGTATGAGGGTACTTGACCGTAAGTTTACCGAGGAAGGTAGTGGGCGGCGTAAGGACTATGAGACATGGGCGAAGGAACTGGAGGGTGTCGGTGGTGCTGTGGCTGTTGAGAAGGCGCGCAGTGACGTGTCCATAGACCTGTATTTGACTGACCTGCAGGGTAAACCAGTCACAGAAGAATTTGCTGCTAAGGTTAAGGCGGATATGTGGGAAACCAAGCGGATTGGCGGTCACGATCTTGAAGTGTATCCTGCTCCGGTGTTTACGCTGCATGTAGCTGCGAAACTAAATACTGTTCTTCCGCTTCCTGAGCTGATCGAACCAATCAGAAAGCGCATTGCTGATTATGCTCTTGGCCGTACAAAGCTTGTCTTTAATTACGTTGGTGCTGCTTTGTTGGTCAAGGGCGTGGAGGATTACGAAAGCCTTACGCTTAATGGGACCACCGGAGATATTGAGGTTCCAGCTACATCTGTTTTGAAGATTGAGGTGACCTTAACATGATACCTCTTCGCTATAGGCAAATGTTGCCGCCGCACATGTATGAGATCGACATGGCCGAGCGGCATTTTGGTGTTATGGAGCTGGTGGTGGATGAGCGTGAAAAGTCAATTGACGATCTGGGCAATCAGTTTATCTTACAACGGGCTACCTGGGCGCTACCGATATGGGAGTGGATATACTTCCGACAGGAGCAGATTGGGACACTGGAACAGCGCCGTGATGCGATACGTCGCAAACGTTGGGCCAAGCGACCATTTACGCTGTCCACGCTGCGGCTAATCGGCAGGAAGTACGGTAATCTGTTGGACGTACAAGAGGACTTTCTAAAAAAGACTATTCTATTTGTCTATGCTGTTGATACCCCACTTGATGTAAAAAGCCTGATGGAAGACTTTGAATACATTCGGCCTGTCCACATCAATAAGGCTTTGCCCTCATTTAACATTGCATTTCATCATACGTTCCAAATCCGTTCCCGTGTCCGTTTACGTTCCAGAGTGCGATTTTTCGGTGGGCAGCCTTGGTATCTGGATGGTGTGAAGCTATTAGATGGAATTGCTTCTTTGTCCGGATGGACCGGGGAGCGCCAGCGATACCGGAAAAGGTTGGAGTTGAAGGTTCGGCATCCAATAGAAAATCGACAGGAAGGCAATGTAAAGGTCCGGCAGAATTATTGGTTGCTGAATGGTAGCGTTATGCTGGATGGTAGCCGGACATTAAGTTCGACGGAAACGATCATGGAAGTTTAGAAAGGATGTCAGTTATGGCTGAACAAGTATTGACGGTAACAACTGCCTATGCGAGAGAGCAGATGGCCCGAGCACGGGCTGAAGGCAGTACACTGACGAAGGTGGTTAAGATGGCATTTGGCAGCGGTGGTGTGGATGCAGAGGGAAAACCACTGCCGTTGGATGGTACCGAGCAGGCTTTAAAAGCGGAGCTGCTGCAAAAGGACATTTCCAGTTTTGAATTTATTGCCCCTGCAACTATTAGGTATGTATGCTCATTGGCCGAAGCGGAGTTGGCCGGGAAAACAATCAATGAGTTGGCCCTGGTAGATTCAGCGGGGAAGCTGACGGCTATCCGTACAATGACCAATAAGATCAAGGATGGGGATATGGAGTTTATTTTTGAGATCGATGATATCTACTGATAAGGAGGGATAGATCATGCCAATAAAGCAACCAAGGCGTTTTGTTACCACAGACCAGGGACATGCGGACGTTCTGAATGTACCGATTGATACGCTCTATGAAAATGACCAAGCATTGGCCGAACAGATTGAAAACATTAAAAACGATCCGGCCGGAAATGACATTGCATCCAAGGCAGCACTGGACAGTCACATTTCTGATACCAACTTGCATGTAACTGCCGCCAAGCAAGCGACGTGGAATGCGGCAGAGGGAAATGCCAAGAAGTATACAGAGCAGTATGCAGCACCCAAGGCGCATACGCATCCTGCATCGGATCTGCCTTCCGCATCAACACAGGCGCGCGGAATTGTGCAGATTAATACATCGGTAAGCAGCACTTCTACAGATCAGGCAGCCGCGCCAATCGCGGTCAAGACGGCATATGATCGAGCCAATGAAGCATACAGCCGGGCAGACCAAGCTTTTACGCAAGCCGTTGATCTGAAAAATAAAATCGTAGGCGCGATCAACGGCAAGGGAGGAAGCGCCAATACTGATATGACTGCCGATCAAATAGTCGCCTCATTAAACAATATGCCAGTTAAAAAATATGCTAACGGCAATTTAAATCTGTCGATTAGCGGTGAGCCTGATGGGGGACAAACTGCAGCTCTACCAGCCGTCATGACAAGGACATTCCAGCTACCCACAGGATTTAATATAGGTAGGTTGTTCATTCGGGTATCAGCATCCGTCTACGCTATAATTTCGATGAGCAGTGGATGGAATCAGTTTTCGTTGCCGTCAGGACTTATAACGGTAGCGCCGGATGCACAAGGAGATATCAGCAATACAAACGGGAGTATAGCGGTCAGTTTGTCGGGTACCACTGTAACTGTATTTATCAAGTCTGGAATCTATAGCGGAGCACCTCGCAGATATGAAGCGGGAATATCTTTATGGTGGGCAATCGAATAAGGAGGAGAAAAGGATGACTAAATTTGGAAGACGTATTTTTTATCGGAAAACTACAGGGGAAGTCCTCTTGATTCGTGGAGAAGCACAGGGGGATGTAATCGAATCAACGATCGATGATGATTTCGGTTTTTACCCTGAAATAAAGGCTTTGGACAGGGATCAAGTAGGCGTTTTGCAGTTAGAATATGGGCAACACACAGAGGACTTCGCTCTGGCAATTGCTTACCGAGTAGATCCAGCGACACAGAGTATGCTTTTTACTTTTCCAACAGATAAACCCGACGATTCAGTCCCTGTGCCTCAGAAACCTCTTGCGGATCAGGTGGCAGAGCTCAAGACGCGCCAAGATAGCACGGAGGCCGCTATGCTTGCTCTTATGGACGTTTCAAGCACAACATAATGGAAGGGGGTGAAATAGATGTATTCATTTCTGGTGAACATGTGGACTATGGGTAAAGTTGATGAGGAACGTCTTGGGCGTTATACACCGAAATTTATAACAGAAGATGAGCGAAAAGCAATACTAACAATACCGCAAAATGTTTAGCCAGCGTATCCAATCGGATGCGCTATTTTTATGCCCTCGGAGTGGTCGGGGGCTTTAATTTTTCTAAGGGGGAAAAGGTAGTGAGCCAAATTAAAATGTTTGGCAGCACCGTATGGACCGCAATGGTCGGGACATCGGAAAAGGAGGCGGCGGCAGGGGGAGTGACGGCGTTGACTGGTCTGATTGTTACATTTTTGGGTGGGTGGGACAAGCCGCTTCAGGTGCTGCTTATAGCAATGTTGCTGGATTATGTTTCTGGCGTAATCGCTGCTTTGAAAAATAAAAAGATGGACAGCGACGTGATGTTTTGGGGAGGTATCCGCAAAGTTACTGTACTGATGGTGGTTGGATTATCCGCGCAAATGGATGATTGGTTACAACCAGGTGCTCCCCTCTTTAGGACAGCGGCCATTTACTTTTACGCTGGCCGTGAAGGATTATCACTAGCTGAAAACTTGGGAGCAATGGGCATCCCGCTTCCGTTCAAGCTAAAAAGTTTCTTGAAGCAGCTTAACGAGAAAGGAGATGGACAGGATGGTACAACTGACGCTGGAACAGATACAAAAAAAGTCTCTTAATCGGCTTGTCGGGCTGAATCCAGTTTTTAAAATTGTAATGGAAAAATTAATTGAGCGCTGCTATGCCCGTGGTGTTTGGATAGTAATTACTCAAGGATTCCGCACGTATGCGGAACAGGACGCCCTCTATGCCCAGGGACGGAATGGAGATAAGCGTCCCAAAGTAACAAAAGCCAGGGGCGGATATAGCAATCATAACTTTGGGTTTGCAGCCGATTTCGCTCTGCTGTTACGAGATGGCTGTACAGTTTCCTGGGACACGCTGAAGGATGATGATAAGGATTCGCTTCCTGACTGGTCGGAAGTGGTTGAGGAAGCCAAGAAACTTGGGCTTGAGTGGGGTGGCGACTGGCGCAGCTTTAAAGACATGCCTCACTTGCAGATGGTCTTCGGAATCACGACAGCTCAATTTAGGGCAGGCAAGCGCCCGAGCCAAACGCAACTTAATGCTGTACTAGCAAGGGTAAACGAACTTAAAACGGAGGATGAGGAAATGACAGCAGAAGAAAAGGCAGCGTTTAAGGCGCTACAAAAACGTGTGATCGCGCTCGAATCTGCAAACAAACTTACAAAGGTTCCAGCGTGGGCCGAGCAAGCCTGTATTAATGCTAAGGCTGCCGGAGTATTGGACTCAGCAAATGACGGTAGCTTTGACTTTTACCGTATGGTCACGATGCTTGACCGAGCTGGAGTATTCAAAAGGGGAGGTGTAGCATAATGACAGATTGGAAACGTAAATTGTCCAGTCGTAAGTTTTGGGCGTTGCTGGCCGCACTGATCACGAGCTTGCTTACTGCACTTGGAGCCAGTAACGACACGGTTATCCAAGTGACTGGGGTTATTGGTGCGTTCGGTACAATGATTGCGTACATTTTGGCTGAGGCTTATGTTGATGGAAAATCTATTAGAAATGAAACGAAACCAGAATAATTATTAATAATTGTTATTACGTCATCAAGGATTGCATAGGTGGTGCTTTACAGAATAGAATGGTATTAGATGGAAAGGGGCGTTTTAATGGAAAGCCTATTGAGTACAATAGTTTTTATACTTCCTGGCTTTATGTTATATCTGTGGATTCAACTCATGGGAGTGAATCCAGTAGCCAAGCACACAACAGCGGAATTTGCCGCTATAGCAGCGCTTGCTTGGATACCTGTAATCATTTTAACAGTATGGATTATTTCCTTTTTTGGTGTTTCAATATGGACATTAGAAGATTTAGTGGATGCTTCAGGTAATTTAATTTTTATTGTCCAATTTTTCGGAATAAGTTTGGTGGTTAGTTTCTTGATAGCTTGTTTGTACGCGTGGATTTTATATCCATTACAAAGAGGTTTAGTGAATCTAATTCGTTGGTCGCTTGGAAAGGCTGGTCTCTCAAAGTCTTCGTCTGTTTGGGAGGAGGTCTTTTTAGGTAAGAAAAAACAAGTAGTGGGTATTTCTAAGATTGGCTCGATTACACCTGATATCATTGGTTCGGTCAAAAAAGTAGCAAGACCATTTGAGGCAAAAAGAGCTTTTAGTTTGGTATATACTGACCACTGTAAAAAAATAGTTGAAAAGTATGAAGTCCCTGTTTACGAGGTATTTACAGATATTGATTCGGGGGTTCACGTCTTTATTTACGATATTGATGAATATGATAAAGCAGACCAAAAATATAGGGAAGAATTAGAGGAGGCGGACACAAGAAAATCCACCGATCCCTCTGATGTTTCTATTTCTTAA